TATCATGCTAAAGAAACTTATTCAGCAGTAAAATTAGATAGACTTTCTTTGGATTGGCATGAGTTAATCATGTATTTGCAAGAAGGAGGTAATGTCGGATTTGATGCTGATTTTAAGTTTTGGGATAGATCAATTGGTAAAATTTTGGTTTATTTAGCAGACGAAATCGCTTTTTCATACATTAAAAAACATATTGTTAGTGAAATTGGAGAACTCGGATATAGTACTTTACTAGAATGGGATTCATCACCTTATTATGTTTCTGGAAAGAAACTGTATAGGGGGATGGGTACTATTCCATCTGGAAAACTCCCAACTTTTATTAGTAATTGTGATATAAATGAAATGTTACACATTTCAGCTTATTTAGCAATAATGAGAAAGCAAAATCCTATGTTAGGTAATGTCAAAGCTTATGCTGACAACAATCGTGGCAAGAGAGGCGGGGATGATACAATTCAATCAGTATCTGACTTAATCAAAGACACTTTTAATGGAGTTACGTTTTCTGAGTGGATTAATTCACATGGAATGACTTGTACTTCAGCTGATAAAAGTGACAAGATTGTGCCTTACAAGCCAATTAAAGATTTGTCTTTTCTTAAAAATACCACTGGATATCTTAGTGGATTCTATGTTCCAAACCCAGATCGACAATCAATCGTTGAGATGATGTATTGGATTAGAATAAATAAGAACAATAAAGACAAACACAAGGCAACAGCTGATAACATAAATTCAGCATTAAGAAATTACTATTTTTATGGACCTAATTTGTACAACAAAATTAGGGACACCATATTAGAAAAATTTCCTTCGTATGTATTAAATACATATGCAGAGAACAATTTGCTTTGGGAAGAATATAAATACTTTCCGGGCTCGCACTCTGACTATTCAACTAGAATGGATCAAGGAATAGACCCCACAATAGACGGTGTAAAAAAATACAATATCACCCCAATTGAAGGTCTAACACAAAATATGGATCATAAATTTTATTTAATGCCACAAGAAAACGACTTTATTGTTGTTTCTTTTCCAGAAGCTGGAGAAGACAAAGCTAGTAAGGGACTAGCAGAAAACCCTTCGCCGTCAATGCCTGATATGACGAATTTTGATACTTTGAGTGTTTCCGTTGAGGAAATCATGAATGAGCAACAAAATAAAGCTCGTTCCGAACAACTTGGAACGACCATTCAGGAATCAGAAAATCCGCTTTCAGGTACAGTTTTAACAGCTGGCAAGCCTCATACATCTAGAAACTTGCGAGCTGAAGCGTCATTAAATGACAAAAACTGGACCTTAGAGCGTCTTGAAAAGAAATACACGTTAATAGACCAAATACCGTGGTTAATTTCTAATGCGCAAAACACACAGATGGTTAGTTTAAATATACCAAATGATATACTAAAGACTCCAGCTCAAAAGTCACCTTTCGATATTACAGCCTTTTGGAGAGCAAAAGCTGTAAATATGAGAGTGATTGTAAAAGCTTCGGCTTTTTATTCTGGAACCTTAGTAATTGGTTTTTACCCATCTATGCAAACTTTGGATAGTCCAACTGTTAACTCGGCTATTGATATGACTACTGTTATACAACTTGGTGGTCAAATACTTCAACTTGCTGATAATCAGCAAGTAGAATTTTCAATACCCTTTAGACATTATTTTGGATTTACTGAAGCTCCAGTAGACTGTTTAGGACAATTTGTTGTTTATGTTGTTAATCCACTAAGAACTGGACCACAAAATGACAACAATGTCTTGATAAGCATATATTGCGCTATAGAAGACTCGGAGTTTAAAGTTCCAGAGTTTTTACAAACTGCTAATTACAAATCAGCTAAATTCATTGATTCAAAATCGGAGTCTGGAG